CTTTAGTCATAAATTCTTCTCCTTTTGTTTTATTATTTGTTCTTAGTTCCTCATTTTAATAATAAGAAAAGTGCTGCAAAGATACACTTTTTTGCACAAAACCAGAGAAAATGAGAATATTTTTTGTGTTAAACTTTGCGAAAAGTAACAATCTGAAAGTTTTGTTACCGATTTTTTGTTACCAAAATTAAAGAAAGTGGTAACAGAAATATTGCGCTTTCAGTTTATTTTCGTAACTTTGCGGCAGAAACCAAAACATTAAGATTATGAAAAAGTTAGAACCATACGAAAATCAAATGGGATACCTAGTAGGTGGCAGTAGGTTGCCATCAACTCCTGGAGAGCGAGAGTTGGAGCACAAGTGTAATCCGCACCCTAACGACTGGATAGATGGTATCTATAGTTTCAATAAACTTCCTTTCGCTGTTAGAATGCAGAAAGGTCTAGTAACGCAAGCAGAGGAGGAACGAAGGAAACGTAGATATGGCTATCTTAGTGATTTAATTCCATCTTTTCGTGGCTTTGATGCACCATATTTCCCCTGACGGGCGATAAAAGAAATAGGCGGTCACCATGTGGTAAACCGCCTTGTATGTTCTTATCCTTCGAGCAAATCAACTATCTGGCCATACCCACCTACAGCCATGACAGGACAGAGTATCTTCTTGATAAGAATAATGTCCTCGGCTTCGATGTCTACGTTCTCAGCATCCTTGCCTATCTTGCAAGCTACCCGATAAGCACGTAGCTTTTCTTCGCCCGATAGCTGAATACTCTGATTGTCTATCACTTCGAAGAGTACCTTACCTACAATATCGCCAATAATCTGTGGCTTGTAGGTTTCTTCTCCGTTCTCGTTCTTTACTGGTGCTACGATCACCTCACCCTTCCAATTCCTGAAAGGTACATTGAAATTCTTTTTCATATTTCTTACCTTTTAATAATTATATTGCTATTTCCCTATAAACCAATTTACGTTCCAATTACTACCATCATATATTAATTCTGTTGTCTGGTTTAATGCACCCGAAGTGAAGCTATTTTTACCAACTCCGTACCAAAACATATTATTAAGTGATGATTTAATAACAAAGTTGTCACCAGCTTGTAAAAACTTATAATATTGACCTCTCTGAGGTTTCGCTGGAAGTGTAAGAGTTACGCCTTTTGTTACTATAACGAAACAATCCATATCCGTTAACTCCACACTTCTATTTATTGTCCTGATCATCGGTCTAAATCCGGCATACATGCCATGTTCTGCATATATCGCAAAGTTTCCATATACATTACTATGAAAGACTCCGTTATACAAGCCATTTTCGTACTGATACTTATCATCGCACCCTGTTACAGAAATACGTATACCTGACTTCAGAGTATCACCATCTGCGGAAAAGCTATCATCTATTAAAAGGTTACTCAACAATGCTGGTAATTGGTAAGTAGTCCGATACTCACCAATCCAAACCGTCCTTTTTCTTTCCGATTTCCATGTATGCGTATCTGGATTTAAAGTTCTGCTATATTCACGAAACAACATAAAATTATTGAATAAGGCAAATCCAGGCTCCTCGTCATCGTATCCAGATATATATCTGAGGCTCGTTTTATCCAACAGAAAACAGCCAAGCGTGGCACTTGTAGATACCATGTGCCCTTCATTGGTAACATAGAATGGAGATTTAGCTGCCGTATCAGCACCAACAAACAAAGGAGCATTGGCATTATCCACTTTGCACGCGTCAATCTCGTAGTTGCCGAAATATCCCACCTTGGTAGTTCCATCCTCAGACTTCGCCCAAAGGTGCTTAACCTCGATTTTATCTGCATCAATCAGGTTAGCATTGAGCTTGCCATCTTGGGCAAAGAGAGCAACTTCATCTTTATTGTATATAGTTACCTTATCACCCTTGATAGCAACTTGATTCCCGCTAATAACAATACCTGCCGCAGCCAAATCCTTAACCAACTGATAGAAGTTCCCGATAGGCGTACTCTCATTAGTAGCAGTAATGATACGAACAATCTCCGTCTCACTCGCTGTCTTTGGCTTGCGGCTTACCCTTACAACACCTTGCGCACTATGCCCAGCCATAGTATACCTCCTTTCTTAATTATTTCAATTCATTGTTAATTAAGTCAACAGCCTTTCGAGCTATTTCCTTGGCGTGGATGCGCCACTCTTGCATAGCCTTATACTCGGCAATATACTCTTCACGCTTGCTGTCATCCAAGGAAATAGATGCCACAGCACTATTCTGAGCCAACTCAAAATTAAGGCGGATGGCATCCATCTTGTCAGATGGGTATTTGTCTTCGATGATGGCTGACAATATTGCATCATAGCTGCGGATGCCGCCACGAAGCTCGATGTATTCGCCTTGGCAAGAGTTCTCTACCACCATGTGCATACTATCATTCGCATCATCCGCATTCTGCTCGATACGAACAAAATCATAAGCTACTTGAAGGTAGTTACCTGAAACAGAAACCTTCACATTATCCTTTGGCAATTCTGCCATTGTGCATTGTATCTTCATAATCTGATAATTTAAAATTGTTAATCTAAATCATATGTATATCTGCCACTTTTGTCTACTCTGAACAGGAAAGTGTCATTGACTGGCAGAAGATTTTTCTCTCTTACTTTCATAAGTTTCTGCCTTATAAGTTTTGATGAAGTGCAGAACTTATACTCTGTTCCTGGGCAATCTTTCATTTCGTACAGAACCCAACAGCGACCGCCCTTGCCATTGACCTCTACATCATCTTCAAAGTCTAATATGTTGATGATTGTATGATTCTGACACAACAGAGCTTGGTTATATTCCTGTACGGAAAATATACGCTTTCCGTTTTTGTCTACCGAGTATTTCGGTGATACGATTCCTATATCTTTGAAACTCATATTCTTTTTCCTTTTAAATTCTTTTTTATAATTATCGGGGTAGTCTCCAACAATCTTCTTCCAAAGATGCTTGCACTTGCCCCATCTTGCTATTCCCCAATAAGCTCCGATAAGTTCCTGCCGCCTTTTACGGCTCTTAACTCTACCGAAAGCCTTTGCTGCCTTAACCTTTGTCCGTCTGCGCATCCTCATGTTCTTTCGAGAATATACATAACCGACAAAGTCTAGACATCTTCCTTTTACACATTTCTCTTCGTCATGCAATTCTGCTACATGACCGCTCGCCTTCAGACAGAGACCATATTGGTTACACCAGTAGTCTAATCTTCCGAGCAACCGAACAGCTTCTTCCTTTGTTTCAGCGAAGAAGGTAATATCGTCACAATGCCGATGATAACCTTTTGCATGCTCGATATGAACCATAGCATAGTCTACCAGACTTAAAGCGAGATTACCTAACATCTGACCGATAGGATTGCCGAGCGTTACACCACGCTTACACCCGAGATACTTTATTCCACCTTTGTCTGCCCAAATGCAGTACTTCTGCTTACGCTCATATTCTTCAAGCATCAGAGGTTCTATATCTACAGAATAATCGAGCATGGTCTGATATATAAGCTCGATGAATAAATTATCGTCTACATATCGCCTGAGTATCATAAGCAGAACAGGATGAGGTATTGTCAGATAGTACTTTCTGAGATCTCCTTTCCCATAATACGCCCATTTCGGATGCCTTCTGATAGCTCGTTGAGTTCTCAATGCACCAAACACCTGACCTTTACCTTTCCTGCCAGCACTTGAATCATATATGAGCACTCGCTCTACTATAGGTTCCAGTACTATCTTTATGGCATGAAAGAGAACGTTCCAAGGGTCGAAGTGCATAGGACATATCTTTCTTGCCTTATTCTCTGATACTATGTCAACCTCTTTATATTCCTTTTTAGGATAAATGCCGAGGATGAGCATATTCTGTATGCGGTCGATAATATTGTCCTTTTCTCGGATATACCTCCTTGCAAACCACGTATTCTTATCATCTAACGCATTGTAAGCATCATCACCGCCTTGTTCCAATGTTTCCCTCTTTATGAGTTCATTCATCAGATTCTTTGCCTTTGCTGTCATTGTGTCTTATATTAAAGCCTATTGCTTTTTTGCCGCTTTGCCCGTGACTTTGTTCTGTTCGTACAACTGAGCAGATTACTTCACCACGCTTGCTCTCCATTCAGCGAATACAGAGAGCCTTTCCGCTGTTATTTTCTGACTAGGCTAAAAGCCCACGTCAAGGTTTGAGAGACTCGCTTCTTCATATATCCATACACGATAGATTATTGATTCAGCGATTATAAATAAGTGAGACGCACACCGTAGTTCGTATTGCGATTGCCGAAGTCGTTATTCGAATTGACGTAGAACGAGCCGCAGTTAAGCGCATTCCTGGCGTTACCACCAAAGAGGAGCAAAATGTCTCTCGCCACCTTTTATTTTATTATTTTATATTTCTTATCACTATTTTTGCTTCGGGGGAGCAAGCTCCACATCGGGTAGCGCAGACCCTACAGGTCTGCGCCGTTTACGTATGTCGGATTTCCGTAAAAAGTGAGACGCACACCGCAGCTCGCATGGCGAAAGCCGAAGCCGAAACTCGAATTGACATAGAACGAGCCGCAGCCAAGCGCATCCCTGGCGTAACCACCAAAGAGGAGCAACTGCCCAGTGCTGCTTGCCCATGAATAGTCACAATAGTAGTTTGCGCTATTATTACCACCAACATTTTTTGGCATGATGTCGAAGAAGTCTCCAAGGACAAGGCTCAATATCCATCCACTATTTGTATTTCGTGTAAATGTGCGATAATCTCCGACAGGATGCGCTTTAATCTCGGAATCAGAAGGCATTCTGTTACCTTTGTATACGAATGCTTCAGAACCAGTCTGACCGCTATTACCGCTATTACCGAAGTAAATGCATTGTATCATCATCCAGTACCATCCCCAAGGGTTCTCGATACCGAAGAGGTTAACATGGCATGCGTCTGCGTTTCCTGTCAATTCTGCCAAGCTGATTTTACCATTGTTATCTCCAAGGCTCTTTGTCGCACCCGTTACAAGACCATTAACCTTATCCCATGTGTTAGTACTACCAGTAGGACCACAACCAAACTTAGCTTGTGCGTTGCTGTTTCCGCTTTCCCACAGAACGAGCATAGGGATAATCTTCAATGTCTCATAGTCGAGCAGACCGAAATTCTTTCCGTTATTATGGGCATAAGTAAAGAACTCACTGATTGATTTATTGTTCGCTACGCCAAGTCCACTACGGCTTACAAGCTTATCGCTAACAATACTAGCCATATATGCACCAAAGGTAGGATGGTCGATATAATGCTTAGAGATAGGATAAGTAGAACCCCACAGAATATTGCATCCTGCTGACGCATCGTACTTCACAAGATAGTAGAGACGATGAGGAGTATGGAACATTACATGCCCCTTGCTCTCGTCAACGGTTGTGCCATCTTCGAATACAGCAGAGTTGCTGCGAGACAATTTAGCCATTCTTCCATCGTTAGTGAGCAAGTATCGACCGAGCGAAGATTTGAACTCGTTCCACTTTATCTGGTTGCCGCAAACTCCCCATTGCGTATCACTTGTTTCTTTAAGATAAGTACCCCAAGCTATCAGTGAGAGGTCAAGTTGGTTAGTCTGAATAGACTTAGCCAAATCAGACAGCTTGATACGTCTGATCGAGCCGCCAACCTCTATCAATAAGGTATCATCCTTAATCATTGATGATACTGCTGCTACTGCTGATAGATTTTTCATATTTTTTTATTTTATATTATTTTAAAATTCAGTTACCTATCAGATAATCTCCATTCTCATCAACAAGAGGTTCAGAGCCATCAGAAAAGAAATCGAAGCTTGGCTTGTATTCAGCATCACATCTTATCTCCAGCTCATCATCAGCGGTTTCTCCAAGACCTGTATCAGAGATATTGAAGCTTGCCGTATCGCCTTCTTGCCATTGTCTTGTCGTTGTCGCACCAGCATTCTCTGCAATCGTGCTCCAATTAAGTTTCAGAACATTAGCAGGGCATTCCACGATGTTGCCCTCAGAGTTGACAAGAGCAATCTGTTGTCGGTTATCAACTCCAGGAGATATATCAACGTTCTGACCTGCCGACACGCTGTATTTAGGGTACGTTCGGGAAACAGAGATTTGCTTGTTGCATACTTCCGTATCGCCTACAAAAGCCTTGATAACGTATGATGCCGAATCAATAAGTCTTAGGTCAATCGTTATATAACTGGTGTTAATCTCGACCACCTCATTCATTCCTACGCTTATCTGAACCATCGAAGAACCGCTCATCTTGTATAGCTTGATAGTGTAGCCAGAAGTAATGCTCTTTGCTCCCTTGTAGATATGGAGAGGAATCTTTCTCAGATAAGCCTTTTCATCAATGCAAGCGTTCCTAACTGCATCGGATGCAGCTATCATTTTATGAGCTACCTTGTAGTCGTACAGAAGCAATCTATCTAACATCGGATTATAGATGATGGTCTCATCATCATCCAATGCCATTGAATAAGCATCATCATTCTTAGATACCGTGTTCAGTACCACCTCATCGGTAAGGATAGGAACATTGACGTTGGTTCGATAGTCTACGATTTCAGCCTTGAATCTCAATGCAAATCGTTCTGCTACTGCAACGTTACGAAAGATGGTGAGGTCTCCACGTGTAGCACCATCTTGATTGATGGAATAGTCCGATGCTGCCAACACCTTGCTTATATCCTTGCCATTAACGAGCCACACCATGTTTGCAAGTACCGCATTGGCTTGCTGATACTTCCATGTACCATCGCTTGCGTAAGCTGTAATGTCTGGGTGCAAGACACAAGGTGTGTTGGCTCGGTTCGGCTCGTAGCTGCTGTTAACCACGTTATATACTTGCGTGGTAGGAGAACCACCCGATACGCACACGATTGATTTCGCTGTATTGAGTGGAGCGAAAGACCTTCTAATTCTTACTGCGCTGTTTGTTGCCATAGTTCATTCCTCCTATTTTACCAAGTTGCCGTGAATAAAACATAAGCATCATGCTCTGTACCGCCATAGTCGCTCTCAGATTTTGCGATTGTGATAACGTTAGAGCTTACTTCCTTGATAAGCTCGTTGTTGTCCTTGTAGGCTTTGGCGTTCCACGCAACGTTGGTTGGCGTTACAATAGCATTTGTTCTTGTGTTCTTGATACGTCCTGTAATCGTTGCAGCCTTATCGCCTATGAGATTTGATACTTCCCCGACAATGACGTATTCGTCAGCGTTATCTGTCATTACCTTACCAGCACGGAAACAAGCATTCTGAGCATCTTTGTGGAAGAACTCGCAAGTAATGAGGGTAGAGCCGTTCACCATATCACGAGTAACCGTGAGGGTCTTATCACTTCCGAGTACTTCACCTGCCGAGTTTTTCCACTTGACAGAAAAATCGGTAAGTTCCGTTGTGGATAACCACAATCTTGCCGAAAGTGTAGCCGTATTCTCATTCTGCGCATCTGTCAGTATCGAGCGGTTAGCTGTTATCCATCCCATATATGAGTTGTTACCCATTGGCTGTATGAGAATAGTAACGAATCCGCTAACGTCCTGAGTGCTGCTATCACCAATCTTTGCAGTTCCGGTATATGTGAGTGTGTCTGAGCTTGTAGAACTGCTTGATGCAAGGTTCTTGAATATTTTCAACCTTCCGTTTGCATCTATACCGAACTTGCCATCTCCTGTAAGCTGAAACGTACCGCTCGTACTTCCGCTAAACACAAGCAGAGTATCACCATACTGCCAATGATGGTTGCTGAGAGATACGATATTACCTTTCGCACTCTTAACCACAGGGGTAAGGATAGGTCGAGCCGTATCATCAGTTTCCCAGTTAGGGAAGGGTGTAGCGTTGTCATTATTTGCATCCACGCCTTGAAATAGAGGCTGTGTGCTCTCTATTGAGATTGACAAAGAATCGTTGTTACGAACTCTTCGTACAGGTATACAACCTTGTGCTGAGTAATTAGTATATGCCATCTTTATTCCTCCGTATTTTTAAATTGTTCCAACTCTTGCTCGGTCATAGCCTTACCACCGATATTCTTAACACGCTCATCCAAGGTATCACCTTGAATATTGTTGCTCATCAACACTTCCTTCTCGTTGAGAATCATCTTGCCGTGAGCAGTTATGTGGGTATGCAGGTTGAATCCGAGACCCAACGCTTGCACCTTGTCTAATATTACATACATCATACGCTTATCGTTCCTTTTGCTAATTCAACTTTATTACCCCAAAAAGCAGTGATGGTGAAGATACAGCTAGTAGAATCACCGATGTCATCATCATCATCCGTCCATGCTATATCTATCGTTCCATCAAAGTTCTTGACCTTATCCTTATTCTGCCAAGCCGCATCATTGACAGCATCACCACTATCTCGCACGATGTTCCACGATGTTACTTGGTCTGTAATATTCTCAAAACCACGTATCACGGAACATTCTACATGGTTTGTCTCGCCCTTGTCCATCCATTCTCCTGTGCTCTGCGTAATATTGAGTGTAGCATCAAGGATGGCATTCTGCGCCTTCCAGAAATCATTACCCCTTGCAGGTTCACTCGTTACATTTGTTCCTTCGGGTGCAACACAGAGCCATGTCGTTCCGTTGTGCGTCACTTGGTCGTAGTACACGTAGGTATCACTCTGCTTCCAATCACCACGATAGTTGATGGTCTTAATAGGTAAACCCTCAACGGTTACTATCTCGAAGTACTGAGAGTAGAACCGCACCTTCTTCGGGCTTATCTCGTAAACAAGATTACCATTGCCGAGTGTGTAGCTGTGTACGTTAGAGTAACCAACTTCCCGAGGAGCGTTATCACCATAGGTTTCTTTAACCACGAAGCTCATTCGGTTTGTGTTCGTGCGGTTGCCCATTAGAACGATTGTGTCTCCAGCAGCAGGGTTATCACTACCTTCTGCCTTATCACTTGCAGAGATGACTATCCATGAGAATTTCTTTCCGTCATAGAGGATATTATTGTTAGAATCCCTTATCTCTTCATTATCCGTAGACACATCAGTAATCTTACGCCAATAGAACTTATTCGATACATTCTCATATACGCCAGCCTTGATATTGAACGTCTCGCACCTAACTTGGTCATCAACCTCAAACATGTTTGTTGTTGCGGTTGTTCCATCATCTGCAAACAGGTAGCACTTCCAACCAGTCAGTTCATTTGTTGTCTTGTTATAAATCTCTCTTACTTCGAATATCTTACCTGCCGAAGGGGAGAAAACGAGATTACCGCCTACGAAGGTGGTTTCACGAATCGTTAAGTTGTTGAAATACGCCTTGCCCCAGACTGATATGTCTGTAACATTCAATCCGTACTTACCATCCTTGCGCTTGTAAAATCCAAAACCAGACTGAGTTGCATCATCGTAATCAGCAGAGTTTAAGAGATTAATAGTTACGTTTCCGTTTCCATCAATGCTGTAGGTATTATTATTTCCTATGCGGAATCCCTGCAAGAACTTCTGCACTTTTTCCCAAGTGATTGTGCCCTTTGCAGTGTTATCCTGCAGCCTAGATACAAACTCCATCCTAGAACGCCTAGCAGAATAAACGTTGCTATCGGATGCAGGAGTGGTATCGTTCATGCCAATTACATAGACACCTCCACCATTACCGCTTCCTGTGCCGCCTATCTGCATTCCATTCACCTTGATGGAATCAACCTTGTCTTCCAACTTACCCAACCGGCTTGTTGCAGCCTTTTCTCCTACAGTGTACTGAGGGTGGTCGTATGGTATGTCCAAAGGTATCTCCATTCCGATGATACGAGAGTTTCGGTAGTGCTTGCCATCCGCGTCCACCTGCGCAAACATATCATTAATCAGCTTTACCTGTTCACCGAGAGGATGGTAATCGTATATTCCATCATTGTAGAACTTGTCGCCATCCATCGTGCAGGTGAAGTTTGAATTGCTGATCATGGTCTTCTGATAGTACTGCTTCGCTCTATCGAACAGAGATAATTGAGCAGTAGGGATGAGGTCCGTATCTGTAATCTTGGTTGCGTCCCAATTGAACAGGAAGAACCTATCACCTTCCTTCGGACACATAACGCCATCGGGAAGAGTTCTTCCGTAAGTGTCATTAGCAACAATCTCAAAGTAGTTAACCTTGTCAATGACTTTGAAACTAACATCGAACTCCATACCCATGAGGGCACCGCTAGTGAACTTGATACCTAGAGTGAGGTTGCTCTTTATCCAACTAGCTTCAAAGCTTTCAGCGAAGGAGTCCGTTGAACCAATCTGCCAAAACGTCTGTGTAGTCTTAGTTCCATCATCGTTATCAACAGTGCTATCGTAGGTCTTGATTCTGCTGACCCTGCATTCAACCTTCGGGTATTCGTCCTCAAACATCGCGACACCCTCGATAGCCTGCTTGTCGTTCTTCACAACATTCACGTTCTCCAGGTAGCCATCCTTGGCGTAGAAGCCATCACTATCCACTTCCTTGTTAGGGAGCATGAGGTAATCTGTAGCAACACCATCGGTGGTGACGTCCGCATCGGCACCAGTGAAATATCCCTTCGGAATATTTCTGTCTGAGCCGAATGCGTACAGTCTCGTGATATAAGTTGACTTAGATTCCGAATAGGACATAGACAGAACATTAACATTCTGTTCAAATGTTGTCTGCCCTTCCATTTCGCAATATCCAAGGTATATAATAGAGCCATCTATCCACCACTCGCAGTTGAGTGCGTCTTCAGAACAGATGGCGTTGAGAGCATCAAGAATACTGATAGAGCCGTACTCGATCAAGAATCTCTTCTGAACATCGAAAGCCTTGTTGTTGTAAGTAGTGTAGTCAACAGAGAACTCCTTGCCATTGTACGTAAGACCTAGCGCCTTGAGGTTGCCGAGTATAACGTTCATGTGTACGCCTACCGTTGTGGTAAGCTTGAAGGAGGTCTCGTTTGCTCCGTGCTGAGGGCGATACTTGCAAAGCTTATTCTTCCAAGACATATAGTAGGCATCCATCTGCATTTCGTAGTCGTAGCCATCACTATCATTGTGCTTAGGGAAGTATGATGATGTAAGCTCAAAGTAGCCGAAGTCGGGAATCTCTACGGAGTCCCCAATCTCGAAATAGATAGGAGTAGCCGTAGTGAACTTCAATATGACGTAATGATGGTCCATAAGCTGATATGACAGCTTAGAACCCTCGCCGAAGTCCTCTAATGTGAAGAATACCTTGTTATTTCTCTTAATCTGAATCATTAGCTTGTATATTTACTTGTTTCACCTCTGTCACTAGGGTCTGGCTCGTTGAGCTTTAGGCTGAACTTTGCCATTTCCCGAATGAACTGACTGAATTGAGTGCAGGAGAGATAGATGCACCGATACCACACATTAGGCTGAAATCGGGTGCGGATAACCAACTCTCCCTTAGCAAGAACCTCCTCGCAGAACCTAGCATAGTTCGTCATGAACGTATCTGAGTCCTTGGCGGTCATATTGAACGGCAACGTTATCTCCCTCTCATCCAATCTAGGATTGTGCTTGATAACCGACTTTCCGTCCTTTGAGCGATACTTGTTGCTGATGAACTCCTTGTTTGGTGCAGGGGTCATGAGCGCACTGAGAGCAGTTTCGTCTAAGAATATGCCCCACGTAAGATAGGCATCCTTGCCATTTATGTAAAGTTGTCCTTTAAGCATAACTATTTAATCATTAAATAACCTCATAGGCTTCGCTGTGAGCCGCTTTTTCTATTGTTGAGTATAGTTGTAAGGGTTGACGAGCGAAAAGCCTATAGAGGTCAAATATCCTTTAATCTTCTGTTCATGTCATCCAGCTTAGTTCCGAAGTCATTGTAGGTGAGCTTTGAATACTTCACGATGTCTTCGAGATAGCTGTTTGTCATAATCATCATATTTCTAATCTCCAATACTGCGCCATTGGTTGAGATTCCGAGTGTAACGATGCTCTCCATCTGTGATATGGTGGTAGTCATGTTCTGAGCGATTGACTCTCCTGCAATCTGCAGGGCGGTGAAGCGACCATTCAGCTCGTCCGCGGTATCTTGCCCCATAGATGCCCATCCTCCGCTTGTTGCGGTCTGTGATGAGGATGATGAACCAGTGTAGCCTGTCACCTTTGCCCACTCGTCACGTCTCTTCAAGCCTTCCTGGACTATATCATCGTAACGCTTGTTGAATGCTTCTATGTCGATTTTCGATGAATCTCCGTTTGCAGCATCTATTGCATCTGCCCAATCCTCATAGAGTTTTTTCAATTCCCCATTCATGAGGTCTTCCATCGAGTAGGAGAGAAGAGCTTTCTGCATCATTTCTGCGAAATCATCAGAGAAGTCCTGCGCAGACTTATTCATATCCATGAGGTTACTGATGAAGTTATCCTTCATGCTATCAAAGGAAATCTGAGTAATAGACTCGCGCCATTGCTCAGTCAGTTCATCAAGATTGCCTGCAAGGTCCGCATAGTCTTCAAGTTTGTCAAGAACCGACTCTCCGTAAGCAGAACGTCCTTTGTAGTGTGCACCTGTATCTCTAATCTTATCAACCAAATCTTGATAGGAAAGCAGTTTCTTCATCTCTTCTGGAGTAAGGGAGGTTAAATCGCCACTGAAGTCGCTCTTTACGTTTTCCCTTATCAACTTCATCTGCTCATCGTTGAAGCCACTCCAATAACTACTCCATGAGTGGTGCGAACCATGATAACTCATCTGTTGCTTCGCAATCTCCATGACGTTGTGATTGTAAGTCTCCTGCTGCCGCTTGGCTTCCTTGTAAGCATTGGTGGACTCCTTACCATACGTACCTGTCATGGTGTCTTTCAGCTTGTCGATGGACTTCTGTAATCGCTCGTTGGAAGAAGTGAGGTTGTTAATAGCTTCCTGTACTTTCTTTGAATTTCCATCTCCACCGAACAGACTATTAAAGCCACCGAATGAAAGCGTGTTGAGGATATGAGAAACGTTGTTCCCGATACTCTTCAATGGCTTCATAACGATGTCACCCGATAAAGCATCATCGAGGATGCCCGTTACTGCGCCAAAGACCGTGTCCATGAGGTTGCTGATGAGTGTTCCGAAGCCATCTTTCAGAATATCGAGGATGCCGAGTATTGCGGAGATTATTTCACCTGCCATACCGCTATCCCCTAAAGCTTTCGTCAGAGATTTGGCTGCGTCACTATCTTTACCGAGCAACCCTTGGATTCCCTTTGCAAGCGTGTTGGCAACGTCCTTCTGCATAGAGCCACCGAAAAGCTTGTCAAGCCCTAGGATAGAGTTTCCTATGCCTTTGAGCGACCCCGATGTAAGACCCTGCAAGCCATTTTCTAGCTGCTGAAACTGAGAAACTGCCTTCTGTGCAGATGTCTGCAAGTCTGATGATGCCTTCTGAACTGATGAACCGAACTCCAAAACGTTGTTAGAAGCGGTAGCAAGTACGCCCTGCGCTCTAGAGAGGTTGGCTTCAGCCTTGCTGATACTTGTCTTGTCACCACTCTTCTTAGCCTTGGCGAGGTCTTCCTGTGCCTTGGTAACGGCTTTCGTGGCTTCAATCTCTCGCTCCTGTGCGTCAATATAGCCCTGCATGGCTGACTGATAGGAGTTGATGTCGTCAGAGACTTTCTTAAAGATGTCACTATTCCAGATGGTGGCAGAACCTTGTAGCTTGGAGATAAGTTCCTGTATAGTCTTCTGCTCATTAACATCTGTTGTACTCTTTGAAAGCTCTTGCAGCTTCTCAATGGTAGGCTCAAGTTGGTCCTTGAACATAGCACCGAAGTCTCCGAAGACGCTTCCCCAATCGATGTTCTGTCTGATGGCATTTATCTCGATGGTTTGGAGGTCCTTCTTTCTCTGCTGCTGAAGAGAGAGCTTTTCGCCTTCCGTCTGAGCCTTGGCAATCTTCTCCTCGTACTCCTCGGCAATGGCTTGCTTCTGCTGATAGAGAGAACCATATTCCTTCAAGTAGTCGCGCATAGAGGTGAGGGCTTCCCTGTTGACCTCATCAAGCTTCTTGTTATACTCTTGGGTAGCGAGGTCTCTTGCCTTATTGAGGGCATTGGACTGAGCAGAGGTAAGGGTTACTTTCTTGCCAGCTTCCTTGTTTTTCTTCTTGAACTCTGTTTCCTGCTTGTCAATCTCGGCTTTGCGCTTGGCATAGTCGTTCTTGATTTGAGCAAGCTTCTTCTCCGTGCCTTCCTGCATCTGAGATATATCGGTGTCGATATTTTCCTGCTGCAGCTGCTTCAAATCCTCGTTCAGTTCTTCCTGGGCCCTCTTGCGGTCTTCTGCCTGCTTCTTGGCATCGGCGGCTGCTTTCTTGGCTTTGGTAGCGTTCTTCTTGGCATTGGCTTCTGCCTCTTCCTTCTCACGCCGCTTCTTCTTTGCATCGTCTTCTGCCTTGGTCTGCCTGGTGTTCGCCGCATTGGTGTAATCCCATCCTCGCTGGGCGATATCTTTGGTTGACATCCATTTGCCATTGACTAGCGCACCAGACTTCTTGTTGTTTGCAAGGTCGCGTGCCAAAGCAGAGAAGTATTTACCTAAGCGTCCTAGCTCCGGAATATTCATGTTCTGCATCCACGAAGGTATCTTGGCATCGAAGTTGACGTGAAAGTTGATGTTGTTCTCGGAATAGTTCTGCATGAACTCCTTGACACGGTTGTAGAGAACGTGTACATCCTCACCGGCACCCTGGAGTTGCTTCTGCAAAGCATTTATCCTGTTCTTGGTTGAGGTAGCCTTATTACCGAAATCTTCAGTAGCATCTGCAGCCTTGTTGATATTATCTGCCTCCTCGGTATGCAGCTTCTTTGCAGCTCGAAGTTCATAGAGATAACCAATCAATGCCTTCCTGGCATCGCTTGTTTTGTCTCCTGTAAAACCGAAAGCATTAGCTAGCTTTTCTGATTCGGATATCAAAGAAGCCTCTAACTGATTGTATTGCTTCAGATAGGTCTGATACTCCTTGGAGTGCTCATTCAAGCCAGCCATCTTCTGTGTTAGGTCATCAAACTGCTTGATAACCGAGTCAGATACGATGTTCTGTATGCCGACGGCTATACCGCTGCTAGAGGTTCCATAATCCTTCAACTTACCCAAAAGGGCTTGCTGAGCGCTATCAACACGGTTGTTGTATTCTTCATTAGCCTTGGAGATTGCATTGGCTCTGTTGCGCTCTGTAGCCTCCAGCTTGATTTGCTCGACGAGTTCTTTAGATTTATCTATCTCCTGCTGCTTAACATCCACAAGGTTGCTCTCGTCTTCCTTGATCTTGTCAATAGCAATCCCGTAATTGCCATAGATGTTTGACAGCTCCTTGATGGTGTCCTTGTAAACCTTGGAGCCTTCCTTTGCAGTCTTCAGAATGGAGATTAGCGACTCGACCTTGCTTGATGCTTCATTTGCACTCTCGGTAAATTTGGAAGTCTTGGTAGCGGCATCCTCAGCGCTATTGCCGAATAGATTGAACATCGTGACTCCAGCTGCTACTGCACCAAGAACCAGACCGAGAACATTTGAAGAAGAGACCAAATTGAACAGAGCCATGGCATCCTTGGCGGTTGTGATAGACTTCGCTAAAGACAAGAATGCTTTCGCACTCTCCCAAGCTACCTGTGCCTTAGATATTGCTATCATCGATATCACCGCAGCCTTGTATGCGCCATACGCTGCAACAACAGTCATAAGTACCTTGCCTACTGTATCCCAATTCTCAATAAGGGTGGAAACGACTCCCAATCCGGTATTGATAACACCCTCCTGGGATTTACCTATCTCGTTGAACTTCTGCTCAATGGCATCCTCAATGTTGCTTATCTGACCGATAATAGTCTTGGACTCAGCCTCCATCAAGCCACCGAACTTGCTACCCTCGGCTGTCATACTCTGCATTGCCTGGATGAAGATGTCACTGGTAACCTTGCCAGCCTTGATTTGCTTCTGGACCTCTCCGATGGCATTGTTCAAATCCAACCCCATAACCTTTGCCAATTCGTCTGCGATAGGAATACCTCGGTTGAGGAACTGATACAGGTCCATTGTGTCCATCTTACCCTTGGCAATGGTGGTGCCGTAAAGCATCACGAGGTCTTTAAGGTTCATACCCATACCTGCTGCAACGTCTCCCAATCCGATAAGCGTCTTGTTGACATCCTCGGCTGCTACGTTGAACGCAAGGAGCTGCTTGGCTCCCTCTGTAACATCTTCAACCCCGAAAGGTGTGACGGCTGCTGTGCGGATTAACTGCTTCATGAGAGCATCAGCTTTCTCCTCAGACTGCAACATCGTCTTGAATGCCATTTCTGTCTGCTGGAACTGACCGCGGACCTGCATCATCTGATTGACGAACTTGCCAATGCTCCAACCGCCAATGGCAATGTTCATACTGTTCTGGATATTCGAGATTACATCGTCAATAGACTTTCCGTCCTTCTCAACCCTCTCGGCAGTCTGATGAACTGCGTTCTGAATGTCTCGAAAACCGGAAACGACCTTGGCTGTCTCGACTATTGTATCGAATTTAATGCTTGGCATAATGTTCTATTTTTCCTTGAATTTATACTCTGTTATAAAGAATCGCCGGGGAAACACCAAATATGAGTGTTCGATATGGGAACTTTACGTGCGTGCGCAGGAAGACTTCGGTTAAATCTCGGTCTCGGACTCTATCACCGCCTTCATTACCGCCTCCTTGTTGTTGCCATCGATGACCTCTTCCCCTGCTGCCGGTATATGGGCTTTCTTTCTCTCCTCGTCAGACAGATAGATTGAAGTAATCTTGTCTTTGAGCATGAGAGTCAGGTTGTTATACGATATTCCCCATACCACGTAATCGAAAGTCCATCCGTATCTTTCGCAAGCAGCGTCTATGAGTGTTCCCCATATTGTCTTGCCTCCGAAGATAAAGCTATTCTCCGACTTCTTTGCCGCGTTGACCTTTGCCATACGCTTCGCTTCTTCTTCCATTCCTGTTTCTTTGGCTATTGTCTGGTATGAGTTAGCCTTAAGGATGATGATGAGAAGAGTAGCTATATCCTCGTTGGAGCATTCTTTGAAGATTAACTCCGTCTGCCTGCTTACGCATTTGGAGTCTAGTATTTCGTTCTTTGTATTGAGTGAGTGATATGCAATCAATCTGCAGCATGTCTCCCTTTTGGTGTTTGCAACTCGCAATGCTTCCAAGAATGGATCAGCTTGAAGTAACTCTTTGTCCAACTCCAAGCTATCTACCAACTGCGACGTTAGGTACATCATGCCCAGTGTAGTAGGGTAGATGTTAACGTGAGCGTGCTCAGTATCAAAGCCTATCGGCATATCTGTGAGCGTATTCGATATAATGATTCCTAACTCTTCCATATCACTCGAATTTAAATTGTTGGCACCCAAGGCAGGACTCGAACCTGCGTCTTTCAACCAGCTTTTGAAGACCCTGGATTTTTTTTGCATGCGACGGACTATTTGGTCTCGCTCTCCCAACTGAGCTACTTGGGTAAGTTGCCGGCTGATAACCCTCAGTCGGCAGAAGGGATATTAGAATATGCCTATGTCTCTGCGTAGGTTTCCGTGATTTCAGCAGGAGGGGTATCACCATCCTGCGGTTTCTTGAAAGTCAAGGAATACTTTCCACCTGTTCCCTTTGCGGCGGTAATGACACGCCAGCGGTAAGCACAATAGACTTCCTCACCCTTTGCGTTTGTAGTCTTAGCCACCACGTCACCCTCTGGGATGAGAGCTGCGTGGGTATAAGTGATGGAAGCACCTTCTTCTGTTGTATAGCCCTCCTCGGCACCGATGGTGGTATTACCCATGTAAACGCCAGGAAGCTCGGCGTCTTCCGGTTGGATAGCCAAACGATAGTTACCCTCAATGATACCATCAATAGTCTTGAATGGCTGCGACTGGTTCTTCTTGATGAAGAGCTGATATACAGCCTCGTAGGTGGACTTCTTTGTCTTGCGGTCAACAATTCCGCCACCTTCCTCAACCTGGGTCATTGTATCACCCTTCGTTGGAGTAACAGTAGTAGTGCCATCCTTTGGAGTTGGGAGCTTAGTCCACTCGTTCTTTTTGCTACCTACCTCTTGAACGTAGATAGTGCATTTGCCCCATGATGTTACTGACATAATTTAATCGTTTATGAGTTTATATTCAACTTGATTATTTATTACATGTTCTCCCGTGCTTGTTGTATATACCCTCTGCTCAATAGCGTGGGCAGCATATTCGCTCGTTCTGAACGTTTCCAAGAGATTCCAAGCCAGTTTGCAGATTTCGTCAACTCTGATAGTGTTCTCCTCGAACTGCCCATCTACATCCTGGTCTTGTGTATATATATTTACATTTATAATCGCCGTTTGAAGCTGCGTTCCCTCATTAGCCAAGATGGAGATAACGACATCTTCCTTATGAGAATTATGCGGTCTCATCGTCTTTGACAGCTTGCCATTGACGTTGTTCATGAAACCGCTTTCGTTGATGTACCGGTAAACATCTGTCTTAATTGCTCCGTCTGATTTCATATCTTCCACTTGTTTATTTCATTAACTGCTGAGTCTATTGCTGTCTTCACACGCTGCTCTACAATGGATGTGGCCCATATCTTCGTTGATGCGAGGACATCCTTGCTTTCCAAGGCTTCCACCTCTCCTGCGTATTCCATTCCGGCAACGACAACCAAAGCATAAACCCTGGAATATTCCTTAGCAAGGTCATTGATCATCTTCTTTCCCTTTGCAGAGCCGTCTGTGCCACTGAGAACCTGCGAAAAGGCTGATTCCATATATTTACTTCCCTGCTCGTACACGGCGAAGCCTATAGAACTTCTTAGGTTGCCCGTATGGTCTATCCAGCTTTCCTTGGCAGACCTGTTACGGATTCTAACCACAGATTCGTCTCCTAGCTTGCTCAATGCCTTAAGCACATTCTCCTGTATCTTCCTTGCGGCTCTTTGTAGGAAGGCATCGAGAGCGGAAGCGCTAGTTGTCATTCTTATGCCCATATCTTACACTGGAGTTGATAACGATGAAATCCCTTGACCTTGATAATTACATCCTCAGCCCCTAAAATTTCTAGCTTGATAAAATCCCCATAAGAGAACTTTTCAATTCCTACGGGCAAGTTATGCACTTCGTAGGAGTAGTAATCAATAGAACCGTCAGATGTAACTAACTTGTTGGCCTCGCCAGCAGGAACTACATCACAAGTGCAGCAGAACTTCCACTCGGTCTTGCCCTGGTGATAATTTCCATCATCATCTGTATAGCCAGCTACCTTCTGCTGCCGGTATAGCTTTGAGGCATGAAAACTCAATAGACTCATCAGCAATTAATGTAAACTGTCGGCTTTGGAGTAAGTGAAACCTCCTCCTCGCCAATAGAGTTATATAAACGATTGACTTGAACTAATATAGCCTTTCGCTGGTCTTCCGAGAGAGAACCTATTGATTTGTCCGCTTCGGAGAAGCTAACGGCTTGTATGAGAGAAAGCAGACAGTCGGCAAGCGTTCCTTTGTAGGCGTCACTTCTGGCAACGTCACCAGTGAACTCTGATTCGATATCGAGGTCACGCTTTATGCAAGCGTTTTCCACGAAACCATAGGGGATAGGGATGTGTACCTCATCCACCAAAGCTTGTCCGACCGTCTTCATGATTACTCCTCAGCTTTAGCTGCGTTATCCTTGAACTCCTTCTTCTTTGTAGGAGGCAGCTCATTGTAGGCATCAATAACCTCCTTGTCGCTGGCGTCACTAGGAAGTGTAGCACCAAGAGCGTTGAGGGTTGTGATAGCCTCCGGCTTCTTGTAGGTCACATCAGAGATTGTTACCTTAGCGTCCTCTGTATCTGCTTTCTCCTTTTCGGTATCAACAGAAACGTCTGGGTCAGCCAGCTTAGTATTAATCTGATAGATTGTGTCAACGTCCTCGATGACAGGCAAGCAGTATGCCTGCACCGCAGTAGTCTCACGCAATGGATCAGTTGTTGAATACTGAGAGATAAGCTTGTAATCAATCTGCTGATAGGTTACACCTGCCACTCTGTTGGTTGCCTCTGCTACCTGACCGTAAACGAGGGCACCAATCATCTGTGAGCAGACACCGATAATCATATCGTTGTTCCAAGGCTTAACGCTCTTCTTTACACCATCATGCTCCAAGCGGACAGTACGGTTGATGATGCGGAATGATACACCGGTCTCGTCCAAGAATGCCTCCTGGAATACGCTGGCAGTAGGAACCGGCAGCTTTGTGTTGGAGTCATAAGTCTGACCCTTGTAGTTGGCAACAAGCTCGCGAGCGTCCTGTGCTTTCTTCAGTTCGTCAAACTTAGCCTTTCCAATCCAGAAGATCAAGATGGTGTTGCCATCATTCGATGCTCGATCGATACATTCCTTCAAGTCTGCAACGGTAATACCAGTATCAACATTGTTGATGCCGAGCTGATTTTCTGGCAAGTACTGATACTTGATACGGAGCAACTCCTTTGGATTATCGTCGTCACGAACAGCTACGTAGCCGTTAGAAAGACCATACAGAAGGGCATACTCATTACGCTCATCAACACCGACATTACAAGCTACCGGGTCCTGCGCCAACTTACGGCGAATCTCTGCTGTCTGACCGCCCTGTGCTTCCATGAGTCTGAGAGCGAGGATATCTGACTCCTTCAAGAATTTCTTCATACCGACCTTTGGCAGTTTGCCGTTGGCGGTTGAAATCTTGTCACGAGACTTCAAAGGAACAGGAGAATCCACTGCCACGTAGTCAGCAGCTACGTAAGAGGTATCAACTGTGTCGGCTTCCCATTTGTTGTCGGTAGAATAAACGCGGCGGAGAATGGATGTATCTTTGTGGAGATACGTCATCTCGTTCTTGCGCTTACCGTTAATCTTCTCAATCAAGGTCTTCAAGATTGGGAAGAAACTCAAGATATACTTAAGAAATAAAGAACTCTGTTGCATAAATCACCTCCTTAACCGATTGCATCGTGTCCCCACTGAAGAGTAGGAACGGCTGTTTTCAAAGCTGCCTTAATCGTATCGACAGGATAAGGGACAGCCTTATCATTAGCCTCACCTGCCGTCATAACACCTACATGAGGGGTATCTGCCGGAGCTGTTGTCATGCAGATGCCAACATACTCGTGGCTCGCTGGCAAAGAAGCATAAGCCCCACCTGTTACAGGCATTGGCTTGTACTCGCCAGACGTAGTGTCACGAATGATAATGTGTCCGCACTGGATGAACTCTCCAGAGAAACCTGTCATGTCAAGAACGACACCACCCATGATGCCATTCACGTAATTTCTGATGATTACAGACTCCTTGCCTGAATCATACGTTTCTGTCTTGCTTACGCCATACATAACTTTTAAAATTTAAAGATTACATTGTTTCGGCAAGCTCATCAATCTCATTGTCCTTGATAACCTCAACCTCATCCTTCTTAGGCTTTCTCTGAGCCGCAGGAGCACCAAGCTTTCCGAGACCTTCGTTAGCACGCTCTTGATCGATAGCTGCCAAGTCCTCCACAACACCATCGTAGAAATCATCGAACTCAGATTCGTTCTCGAACTTCATCTTGTCGAAATTCTTCAAGACAGTCTTTCCGAACGTACCTTTGTCCTTAAGGAGTGCCTTCAGCTTAGAACGGCGGCCATCATTCTCACGCTCTGACTTCAAACCGAGGATTTCGGTCTGCAAGGCTTTGTTCTGAGTAATGAGTGCCTGCGCCCATGCTGGGACCTGCTCATCTTTCTCTCTCTTCTGTTTGCGGATTGGTTTCTTGTTGCCGGCAGGGTCATCATCATCGTCATCGACCTCGTCGTCATCCAAGTCTTGACTATCCTTAAAACTCTGGATAGTACGCTGCGCAGTCTTTTGCGCAATCTTAAGATAAGGAAGAACCGCATTGACCTGCTTTTCAATCTCTGCGTTTACATCCTCGTCTGAGGCTTCTTCATCGAGTTCTAAGTTATTGGCAACATCGGCAGCAATACCCTCTAACTCCTCTCTACTGAACCCCAACGCCTTTGATTTGGGTTTCAGAATAACTAAAACTTGCTTCGTTCTTTTTTTCATTCTAACTAAATATTTAATTGAACAATAAAATTCAAGAAATATCCCAGTACGAAGCGATAGCAATAAGTAATGCTGCAAAATTATAAAAAAAGTATTTAATCACCAAATATATTGCAAGGAAATATACTTAATGATTAAATACTTTATGGTTACATATAAATATTAATCTGGATAATTGAGCTTATCCGGTCCAGCTGTGGATAGATATACGGAGAACATATCACATAGCTCTTTTGCTCCTTTTAAGTCGTTGAGCTTGTAATTACCGCATTCCACTTCCGATGCACCTGGAATCGTCTTTGATAGCGAACAAACCTTGAAGGCTTCTACTATCATTTCCTTTATGAGCTTTGAAGTCCACGTACCTTTAAGGATAAGATAGAAACCTGTAAGACAACCCATCGGTCCAAAATACAGAACGGAATTGCTAAGAGGACTATCATTGCGTAGGTAGTCCGCCATCAAATGCTCTATTGTGTGCGCGACAGCAGGTGACATCATATCTTTGTTTGGCTTGCACACGCGAATATCGAATGTGGTAGCAGTCTCCATGCCCCATTTATCTACTCTCGAAACATAAAGACCTGGCTTCAGTTTCGTATGATCAACTTTAAAACTTGGTATCATTCTCTAATAATTTACAAACAACACTAAATGCCTTTTCGGCAAGACTATCCCAAAAACCTGCATACTGCTCGGTCTGGTTCGGCTCCAGGGGATTATCGCTAATAACTCGGATGGACGTAAAACCAATACCCTTCTTGTAGCATACCTGCGCGAGGGCAGCAGACTCCATGTCAATAGCACATACGTTATACGAATTAGGAAGGAAATCCTTAATCGCCAATACCTGCTCTCTCGTAGTGACAAACTTATCTCCCGTAGCTATGGTTCCTAATCGGAATCTTTCATCCATATCAATCCAGGAGAAATCAGAGGGAAAGACTGCCGGCATACCTTGAACTTGTCCATTGGCATTCGGTTCGCCGCAATATACATCGTGGTAACAGTATGAATTGCCAATCACGACATTACCAGGTTTCAATCCTGCAACAGCAGCACCGGCGCATCCTACCGAGATAACTCTTGTAACAACGTCATTTGCGACAGAAGAGAGAAAATCGGTTAAACCGATAGCAGCATTTACCTTTCCTATTCCCGTCTTAAACAACACTGTGTTTTGCATATCCGACTTCATAAGCCATTCTCTGATAAGGTCGTATTCCTTATCCATAGCGGTAACTATAACAATCATTGCGCACCTCCTTTCGTTAGCTTAAGCTTCTTGCAACGGTTGTAAATAGCGTTCTCATCCACTCCAATCTTGGTAGCAATGGCTTTTACCGGGTACTTGCCATACATTCTGCGAATGATGAAATCCTCGTCAGCAGTAAATACGTGGCTCTTGCTGATACCCATTTCCTTCATCTTACGATGGATGGCCCAATAATTACGATTGAGCTGCTTTGCAATCTCCGTTGTCGTCATCACCAAAGCGTTAACCTTGATGAACTCAATCTCTTCTGCACTAAAATGTTTTCCTCTACTCATTATTTAATATTTGGGTTCATTAAGCCGCCCAAGGCTTTCTTTCTCTTTCTGTTATATCTTCTGTTTGCGGCAATTCTTTCGGCATTCTCTTTACGATAGACTTCCATTCTTGCCAATAAATGTTCCTTATGCTCCTGGTAGTACCTTCTATGGTATTCCCGGATATCTTCCTCACTTCTCGCCATGAACCTTGTCTTTTATAAGTTCGTACAGTGATGGGCTGAGTGTGCTCCATTGATCATTCTCGTCTTTCACGAGATAGAATCCATCAGGGACATAGAACTCTCGATTTTTCAACCTAACTATCAACGTCTGCTTCGTGCGGTCTCCGCTGATAGTCTTTACTAACTCTGAAACGTCCGGGCATTCCCATAATTCTTGGATGTTCTCGGAAGATACTTTAATTGCAATCATATCACTTGAACTTAATAATGAAAAACTCATGGTCCAACCACTTGCCTGGGCAAAGACCTTTCTTTGGCTTACCGATGGTGATACTCTCAATCTCCTTCTCAATTCGTGGACTATCCTTGCGGTATCCGTTGATGAATAGAACGTGGGTGAATGGCTTGTATTCCGGCTCACCTGTCACACAACAATAACCGCCGTACTCATCAAAAAGCACTTCGCCGCCTTCGGCTTGCTGGTTTACAAGTCGGGATGCCCAATACGGCTTAATCTCCCGATACTCTTCATTCTTTTTGCCAGCTACAATCATATCAAACCATTGCTTGCTGATAGTGAGGGCAAGAACTTTCTTCTTATCCAAATCAGCGACAGCTTCCTTCAAATACTTATCCATTACCTTTGTCAGCCTTTCCATCTTCTTTATGATTTTCTTTCTTACCTTTGTATTTCTTCTGAAATTCGCCAAGCATATCGAAGAACGCACACGGATTATTGGCAGCGGTTTTTGCGATAGAGTATTCCTTAGGCAACTTACGTGTATCATATTGTCCGTGTTTATATAGTACACCCGTAAGCGCATGGAATAGCGCAGTAAAAATCTCACCTTCTGCCATATTTTGGTCTCTATTCCATTCTGCACAAATATTGACTTTCAACGTATTTTCTAACGTTCCGTCATCTTTGAAACGAATGAAATGTTCTAGCGGATGATAGCTGCTGAACGAAATTTTTAATGCACTAGGACCGATATTCCTAGAAAAACAGGTATCCATATCAAGCACAATATCCGTATCAGCAGGAACTCTGCTTAGAATATCAACGAACTCGCCAGCCTTACCTAGTATAGGCTTTTGAGGATAACCTTCTGTATACTTCATGCTATCTTGTTCATTTTAGCGATGCGTTCATTGTAAGCATCATAGTCCTCTTTACTAATCTCAATAACGCTATGTATGATAGTTGTACCACAAACCATATCATCCTTGAATCGCTCTTCGACGTCAGTGATGAGGTTCATTAGAGGATAGAACTTAATGTCCTCCTCTTCCCCTTTAACGGAACTCGTAACTGAGGTATAGGTTAATTTGCCATCCTTACGCATGAAGGCGGCTACTGCGTAATAATATCTTTCTCTTATCATAAGTCATATCTTTTTAGTTTATTTGCACTGCTTAGTATATCTCTAATCTCGAAAGGAGTTTTGCCAGCCAACCTGGTAAGGTAATTCATTAGCTTACGAGAATATCTTGCAGTAATCTTATCTGCCTTTACAATACGATGGTCGAACTTGTTGCGGTATTTACACTTGCTCGAATCTTCACAGAACGTAACACAACCATACTCGTTATAAGCTTCCTTAAACTTCGCTTTCCAGTAAGGTGAAGGATGCTTACTTGGATAATCAGCATAAGTGTCTGCTTTCATTATCTTCTTAGCTTGTCTAATCTTCATACGCTATAATTGCTTTAATTTATTAATTATTCTAGCAAAACGTGGCATATTTTTGGAGTGCTCACTTATAAGATACTCTTTCGTCATCAAATCGTATATCCAGCGTAGAATCGCTGCATCCTCGTGAAATTCGTTAATATCTTGTTCGTCTAAAATTATTCGTTTCTCCATACTACTTATCGAATTTGTTACCGACAACATAAACTTCAAATAAATTAACAAACGGCTCGTAATTGTCAACTTTATCTAAACTCTTGAAGGCAAACGTTCCTTCTTCTTCAATATAAACTACCTCATAGAGATTGTCTATACACAAAAGGTCATAACTGTCATGCACTATATCACCTTCCCAAATTTCTTTGCCATCCTTATCTCTCAGTCCTGTAAACATACAGACTGTAGAAGGGTCTACCTGATAAGTGAGATTTCTGTTTAACTTGCTTTCTTTCTGACGATTCTCAATGATGTATGTATTATCATTCTCTTCGTAGAAATATCCGCAAACCCATCCTTTTCCGTCAAGACGTTTAGCCTTGAATTTAATATCTTTAATTTTCATAAGCTACTTATATAAAATAATTGTTACTCTTCTACTTTTATCAACCTTCAATATAGCTTCTTCTGCTTTATCAATCGAAGAAAACAAATAGTCTGGGCAAAGGTTATATGCGCCATAGTCCCAATAATGGATAAGTCCAAATAACAATGAATGTCTCTTATCTACACGATAAGCAAGGATTGGATTATCCTGAGAATCGTAATGTATGCCTTTAACAGCCTTGCTTTTACGATACATATCTACTATTCTATATGTTGCCATAACTATTTTGCTTTAACATTATACACTCCATCAATGACCTCCACCTCATAACAATCGGGACAATAGTGTTTACCATCTATCATTTCCCAATCAGAGTAGTCACCAATATCGACTTCTTTGTTACTGAATAGTGCAGAGCAAGTATCTGTACCGCCAAATACTCCTCCGCATCTATCGCAAACAATCTGATACATTGTAATCGGTCTATACATAAGCTATTCAACTTTTACACCGAAGGGAGTTCCGTCGGCAAAGGTGAACCATTCAAAAGCCGTTTCAAAATCAAGACGCTCAACATCTGTCTCGATTCCGTCTGTCTTTATTCTTTGAATAATGAGGTAAACGTCCTTACTGCTTTCTATGACCTTGTATTTAATGAACGGCTCATGTTTTCTTATTTCTTGCCAGCATTCTTCTTCGGTATTGAATGGCCGGAACTTTGCTTCGCTTTGTTGTTTGATGCGGTATTCAATATTGCTCCAAAACTCAATCTCTTTCATTTCCGTCCAATCATTCATACCTTGCCAGCTTTTGCTTAATGCGCTCGGCTTTGTTCTACACTCAATTACCTTTCCTTCTGCAAATGCCTGAATAATTGGCAGCATTTCTTTAGCTTCTTCTCTTGTCATAATCAATCCTCCAACTCTATGTTATTTTCTGCTGCGTAGCCATCTTGTGCTTCCTCGCAAAACTGACCTTCGCAAAGTGATTCTGGGAGTGCTCTGCTAGTATAATACTCTCGGCAGCATAACTCACAGATTTCTTTTTCGTAATTATTTCTTAACTCTTCTCTAGTCATTATTCACCCTCCTTTCTGACTAAATAGTCATACATAGGCTTGCGGTTTCTACGATATTCATTACATATCTTTTCTGCCTCTTCCTCTGTATCGCAAGTTGCAATAACTCTATCGGGATATGTATCCCAATATCTAACTACTTTAAATTTTGTCATAATCAATCCTCCAATTCTTTTTGAATATCGTTCAACCACACAAGAACGTCATCAATATTAATGTAAGAAACATATCCCTCTTTATGCTTTCTTAATTGATTCTTCTTTTTAATAATTATATTAATTGCAGTTACTTTACTCATTGCTTATCCTCCTTTTTTCTGTTTCTTTCTATATGCTTTAGTTGCGCTATACTTATATTGCCATATCGTTTATACATACTTTGGAGATATACAATATAGCCAGCTAATGTTATTTTATTTGCATTCATATTCTCTTCTTTTTACCACCTGCGAATGCTTGTGTCATGTTTATCGCAGATTTAATATCTTTGTACCTGACACCACAAACAGTTGCCACATCTTTAATTGCCTCATCTAATTTGAATTGTCTAGCCAAAAACTGATTATTCTTTATCAAGCCTACAATTTCTTCTTTTGTATGAATGCCTTTCCAAAATAGTTCGGTATGTGAGCCTCCTCTTTCATCATCTACAGAGAACGGAACACCATAATTTGTATAAACCTCTCCGTGATGTTTGATAACGTGGCGACCAGGATTCTTTCGGATATTATTTATCCAAGTTTCATTATCGCATTCGCGCCATATCTCATACTCTGCCCCTGTCAGCGTTTTGTCAATGCCAATAGGATAATGACCGGAACACCCATTTGTTCCAAAGTAAATTATTTCTGCCATATTCTTTTCTTTTTACCCTCTCCATGATGTTATCAAAATAATAACGGATTGGAGTCTTTATGAGCCTTTCACTCATTAACGTTCTTCGATGTGTACTAAATGCTTGATGCCTTTTCCACATAAGAGTGCTCTGAGGTGAATTGTCAAGCGGTAATTGATATTTTACGGCTACACCTAATGCCAACCAATCTAATTCGAGCACGGCTTTTTTCATTATTATCTTAATTTAACCAAGGAGAGGGTGGTTAGTTTACTCTTCTACTTCAATGTACTTAACGGGATTTCTTATGTCTGCACGACATTCTTTTTCGATACACTGATACTTACCATAATATACGCACCCTTCACATTGCAATGTAGTGTCTGGAACTGTCTTAATCATAATTCTCTTCTTTTTACCCTCTCCTGTAAAAGGGAGAGGGTGGTTAGTTAATCTTTTTTCGGCTTAATACCCCATGCAAGGCACCCAAATCTAACATCAGTACTAATGTTTGAGCCATCAAAAACTCTCTCTTCTCCTCCAATAGACGTTAGGGTGATACCTATAGGCAATGAAGGGTAGAGATATAGCGGAATCAAACGAAGTCCAAGAGTATTTTTCTCTTTGGAAACCTTCTTATCAAATTCCTCCTTTGTAAGGTGTCCCTTGTCTAATTCAGATTGTAAACAAGAAATTTCTTCCCCAATATCTTCTTCGGATTGCCAACTTCCAAAATGTAAAGCCTTACACTGACTTTCCGTAAGAGCATTCCAATCAATGTCTTTCTTAAATTGTTCTTGAACTTTTTGCCAAGCATTATTGAGACTTTCCTTTTTAAATTCTTCGTCCCACTTTTTATATACTTGGATACACGCAATTTGATTTGCGAGCCAACCCAAAGTTTCACTAACTTTGTCTTCTAATGAAATTTGTTCCATATTACTTTATATTTAATCCTTTGCAGGATGGTTAATCATAAATTATAACACAATCATTGTACACAGATACTTCAGCTATACTTATAGGCTCTCCGTTTTCTTGTGTTCCATGAGAATAAGGAAAGCAAACTTCCATAGTCTTATCCTCTACCTTTGATAATTTATCAATTAATTCTTGTACTGTCATATTACTTTTATTTATGCTAGAAGGCGTTACAAACTTATTCAACATAGTTTTCTGAATCTCCGTCACAACTTTCATGCTCACATACATTCCGTTTCCAAATCTCACAATAAAGTAAATCTGTTTCAGTTGGTTTTGCATGCTTGCAGTATTTACAAACTTGATACATTGCATCCATACCTACACCTCCATTTCGTGATTAATACCTAGACCAAAGAGAAGGTGCTGGAGTTCGTGGATATAATGTATCTCCATTATGAAGATTCTGTTAATAGCAACGTATATATTTTCGCTAAGATCTATTGTTAAGCGAATATTGTTAACGTTTTTCTCAAAGAATTTCTCATATAATTTCTCCCATCCATTCTTCTTTAAAATCTCAGGAGTGAGAGGAATCGGAGATACCTCATCATTATAAGTTTGAATCCAATCGTCTTTAGAAGAACCTTGAAACCCTTTACCAATAAATACAACAAGGCTATAGCAACCTTTTCTTCTTAAAAAAGTATTTGTTACGAAACCTATTTTTCCTGTAGCTTCTCCATATTCAATTTTTACTATATCTCCTGGAATATATTCTAATTTATCCATACGCTTTACTTTATTAAATAAAGTTCTTTCTAGCCCAAGCTTCAGCCTTTGGCTTAGTCTTGAACTTCTTATCTTTCACTTCATGCCAAACTCCATAAGGAGCGGTCTTATACTCGATGAGAAAAAGACCTTTCTCAATCTTTACGATTCTGTATTCATATACTACCATACGTTTTACTTTTTACGAAGATTAAACTTATCCTCATCTTCATCATAAGGACACTTGAACATCAAAGGACAAATTCCACAAGGTGTAATCTGCCTTTCCTTACATCTGCTTCTTGATTCGTAGCTCATACGCTTTACTCCTTGACTCTTCTAAATATTACATTTTTTCCATCTTTACGGATAGCTGCACTACACCTAAAAGGGCAATGTAGTAATATATTACAGAAGAAACACTTTTCACAAACAAATGGTTTATCTTCGTTTGTTTCTATACATTCAATAATGATTCTTTCTCCAACTTTTATATCTTTCATTGCTCACCTCCTTCCTTTGGAAACAAATCATCAATATTGATATATTCTACTAATGAGCCTTTAATGTAACAATCCCAAGCCTTTGTATCGACGACATCAGCTTCAAAACATTCTTCTTCTTTGTCTTTGTAATGAAGCAATAAATAGTTGCATCTACGTTTCGGTGCTTCACTAGCAGGATGCCACAAGTTCTTCAAGAACTCATTGATAGCCCACTTAGCACCATCTTTAAACAACTCAGCGCCAAATTCTTGGCAGGAGTGATGCTGACCGTCAACCTCAGTGTCTTCATTATAAGACATTATAGGCAAGTCTTGCTCATACAAGTCTGCTGTTCCTTGTGCAGCTTCTTCTATTTTCTTATCGTCTATCATAACTATTGTTGTATTAAAAATGTAAATATTAACGTTCAAGAAAACTAAGTAAAACAGCATGTTCTTTATATGCGAAAGAATCTGTTCTTCCCATTCTCTCAAAGCGTTGCATTTGCCTTTTACAATGCTCTATAAGTTCTTTCTTAAAAGATTCGTCCATATCTAGCCCTCCACGTCTTTAGTTGTACCTACCAAAGATTCATTGCCGATGTAAGGAATGCAGAATTTCCAAGTAACACATGTAGTTACATATCTTCCATCATTTTCTTTAATATGACTAAAGAAACTTGCTCTCCACACATCATCAATAGAGTCTCTAACTAATACTTTCTCAAAAGGTTTGAATTGGTGTTCTTTTTTAATATCCACAATCTGTTTCTTCTCAGCATCCCAAGCCTTGCCTTCCTTTTCGAGAGCGTCAAAGAGAATTATTTGTTGAGTCTCTGTGATAGGCAGTATATGCTTGTCTTCAAATGATAACCAATCTTCAAATTTCAAGGTGCTCATATCATTTAACACATAGTATTCCAGCTTCTTAGATGAATTGTCTATGTTTTTGACTATACCATAAGCAAGATACCCAATGCCAGAGATACAAACAATGTCCCCATCCTTGAACTTAGTCTGCTTTTCAATCTCCAAAGTTTCAAGGTTTAACTTACCGCCACATCTATTCTCAATATCTCTGATATAACCATAGGCAGTATTGTCATCTAACTTGCTATACTTAGCCGTTTCTGTATTTGGCATGCCATCAAAATAACATCCGTTGAACTTTGTATAGTCATCAGATGCCCATTCTTTGAAAATGCACATAAATCCACAATCACTGATAAGCACATCTCCCTTCTTCCATGAGAATTTTTCCCAATCACGCATTGATTTGCTAGGGTAGATGCACAAAACTCCTTCCTTGTACAATTTACCGTCTTCATCGAACCATGGCTCTTTATTATGATGCTTAACTTGAAAAGCATCACATGTATCAGTAACGACATATAACGTAACACTTCCAAACATATCAGTCCATAGTTTCGTACCTTCTGGCTTGTTTTTAAGGATTTTCGCTATGTTTATTTTTGTTTCCATATTACTTACCTTTTTATTTGTTAATTGTTTGCACCAAAGTCCATTAGAGGGTCTATCTCGTAAAGATGTTCTTCTGCATCATATTTTCTTTCTAGCATATTTATCGTGTTAGATAGATGAGTATCTGACATATCCTTAATCGGTATTTCTCTACCATCTTTGGCTTTCCACATGATTTGAGCGGAGTTTCTCTGTCTGATCCATTGCTCTAGTTTCAAATCATCAATATCAGCTATTTTCATAACTAAACTAATTTTTGCGTTAAACAATACTGGTAGTAACTCATACTACCAACGTATTTTGATATTTTTGGCAGATCACCATCATAAGGAGTGACTTTCAAGCCATCAATGAAATCAGCATTCTCAGTTGATACCTCGGTATCATGCTCATTCATAAACACCTTTTGCGCTGATGTAGAATGGCTTTCAGCTCTCAGCTTACCAAGTGACCGCCAAACCTGCTTGCGATGGATGAACAATCCATGCAAAGGAATAGTTCTTACTTCTACTTTTGTACCCATCTATCTTTCAATTAAGTTAGCTTTCAACTCTCTCAACTGATTCAAAGCATCATCGAGAGCGTTATGATTATTATTCTCAAAGGTCTTCCACTCTTTAATGAACTCCTTTGCGGTTCTGATGTCTCTAGGTTGCCAGAACTTCCAGGGAGCTTCCATATTAAGATACTCACATATGTCTTTAATGCAAAATAGGTCCATTGCCCCTTTAGTCCACACTATAGTGTCTTCTGTATTGTATCTATTAAAGATTTGATATAGCTTATCTACTAAAAATTTGTAGCTATGGACAATATGAGTAGGCTTATTACTTTCTGGACTGTTCTTTTGCTGAATCCACCAGAGTAAAGTTTCTCCAGTGAATGTTCTTTCACAAGTGTTCCAAGTTTTAGGTTCTGTTTGTATCAGATAATGATCTAATACATCGAAATTTTCATCTGCTGGTACTATGCCGATTTGAGTAATAGCAGCATCATTTCTTCTACCTAATGTTTCTATATCTATAATAATATGTTTTGCCATTTTCATAATCTAAACCATTTAAAGATGATAATAACTATTTGATACCCTTGCGCCCAAATCGAAGCAGCCCACGGCATCCGGCTTTAAGAAGCGTTTCTCTAACTTCTCCAAAGCCTCTTTATACTTCTGCTCCATGTGCTTGCAATGAAGTCTCTGAGCTAATTTAAGTTGCTCGACAATACCCTTGCGAGCAACTTTATGTTGTTTATCCGACATCATAGCCTTATTCGTTCACATAGTTGATAACATGCTCTTGAGCTTGCTCATGCAAGTTATCAAAAGCGTCTTCTATAACTTTGGCTGTCTGATCGCCATTAAGGTTCTCCAACATTTCGCCAACCACTTCTTCCATCGAGCCTATTGGTAATGAGCAGAACTTATCAACTAAAAAGCTCTTCTGTTCACTGATGGTCATATCATCGAATAAATCCGATAAATCTACTTCAACTTTATAATCTGCCATAATCTTAATCGAAAATATGATGGTTCAACTTTCTCTTTCTGAGGTTTCTCTTAATCACTTCCATATCCTTGTGGTCGTTAGTGTGGTCCGCAAGAAGCTTGATGATTTCATAGATGTCATTTGCGTTATCCTCCAGGTTGTCGCAAATGTTCTCGTCACCAAAGAAACTCTTGTTAAATGGTTTCAGATGGAAGTAGTACTTCTTAGCTGCATCCTGCATCTGATTATAGTGCATCTTCTGCTCTTGCTCGTACTGAACATTTAACAACTTGAACATAGACTGCTCATCCTTGATGAGCTGATCCAATACATCTGTTACCATTGCAATCAAGCAGCCATTGACCTGCAGGCGTTGAATAATCTTTTCCTGCTTCAAGCCAGATGTTACACCAAGCTCTGAGAGTGTAACCTTCAAATCGTTTACTGTAACTTTCTCTTTTCCCATTGTCTTACTTTTAATTGTCAAACCATAAACCTGCATATCTCCATTCCCAGTGAAGGCAAGTGTCATTAGGCTTCTTGCCTTCACTATAGCATATTTCGGAAGCTATGCAATTACTACATATATGCTTCATGATCATGGAAGTTTAGATACCATATAATCTATCTCCTTATCCGTGAGGTCCAGATTGTTCTTACGTTTGAACTTGATGATGGCATCAATTCCGACCTCACCTTCAACCAACTGGTAGATGGCATCCTCATCAAATCCCTTGTCGAGAACCTTGATAAGCTCCATTCCCAAATCATGGATTTTCTGCTGAAACTCCTTTTTGAGGTCTGCGTTAATTCGCTCTAAAGCTTCTGCTTTCTGACTAAATCCGCATCCGCCCTCAATGGCAAAGTCGTTATTGATGTTCTGACACATCTGGTCAATGTCCTTGCTTCCGAAGAACTGAGCGAAATAGGTATCGCCCTTCAAGGACTGTAGAATATCGATTTCTTCTTGCTTTGTCATAACTAATCCTCCTTTCTTTATTTATCAGATTCTTCACGCAACTCAATAAGTTTGTTTGTGAAATAAACCATAGTTTCTTTCAAAAGTGAAACCATGTCTTTGTGATTGAGTATGTCGCCAACCGCTGTGTAGTACTTAAGATTATCGTTCGCCTCAATAAGGTCAAATTCTCCACAGCTTGCCACATTGGTGTTGAAAGACTCTTCCTGGAAGAAGCCATTTTTTTTCTGGTAACGAATTACCAGACTTCTGTTTCTTTCGACTCCTTTTAAATTCAAACAAACGTTAAGTGACTTAAAACCAAAATCGATATATTCTACCTCCCAATCAGGACAAACTGAAATTACATTAATAATCTTAATCTTGGCTGACTCAAGTGTATTCTTGATGTTCTTTCTAACCTCTTCCTTCTTTGTTTCAACTGAATTGTTCATAATCTTTATAATTTTAATTGGTTCAACTTGCAAGGTAGGCTCTGAATAGTCAAAAGTACTACCTTTTATCTATATGCAAAGGTACGAAAATTTTCTGATATATGCAAATTTACCAACGATTATTTTAGTTAAAAATACTAAAACCATTAAATATATGCGAATATATCCGTAATTTTGCCAAATCAAAACTTCGAAGATTATGATAGATTTTAATGAACTTTTTAAAAGAAATGACGTTGGCAGCATCATAGGAGAGCTGAAACAACGCGTGTTGGATATTCCACTTTGGAGTACCCTGTTATCTGAGTATGAGCCTATGCTCCATGAAATCGTAGAAGACCACGTTGGCAGACAGGACAGAACGCTTGATGACGGAGTGGTAGAAAAGGCAGCTAGATTGCCTATCGGATTAGAGAAGCTTCTTACACGAAGAATCTCTGAGTTCACAATGGCTATACCGGTCAAGCGTGTATATACGTATGATCAGGCTGACGAAGAACTGAAGACGATTGTGCGTGCAATCGAGAAAATCTACACCTGTGCACACATTGATGCCGTGAACATGCACAGAGCAAAGTGCTATTACGCCTCTTGCCAGATGTTCACACTTTGGTACACGCAGAAGAAGCCTAACAAGCTCTACGGGTTCGACAGTCAGTACAAACTGAAATGCAAGACATTCTCTCCAATGGACGGAGTTGACATCTATCCTTACTTTGATGAGTATGACGACTTGCTTGCTCTGTCATTCGAGTATAAGCGTAAGGTTACTGACACAGAGCACACCTTCTTCGAGACCTATACCGCAGACCATCATTACAAGTGGGACCTGTCTTCAGACGATGAAGAGTCCGGATGGAATTTGGTGGATGATAATGAGATTTCTATCGACAAGATTCCAGCCGTTTTCTGGTACCGTCACAAGCCATGCTGGGAAGGATTGAAACCTATCCGTGAGAATATCGAGTACACTATTTCCCGAAACAGCGATGTTGTGGCATACAATTCCGCTCCTGTCTTGAAGATAGCCGGTGCCATCGTTGGAATGGAGCGAAAGGGAGAGAGCAAGAGGGTGTATAGAGTCAGCGAAGACGGCGATGTTAGCTACGTGTCTTGGCAGCAGGCTATCGAGGCTCTTAAGTATCACGTTGACACTCTCGTCAAGCTTTTCTTCATGCAGTCTCAGATGCCGGACATCAGTTTCGAGAATATGAAGAGCCTTGGCAATATCGGCTATGATTCAAGAAAGACACTCCTCATGGATGCCCATCTTAAGATAGGAGAGGAGACTGGTGCCTGGATTGAAGGCTTCGAGAGAGAGGCCAACGTCATAAAGGCGTTCCTTTCCAAGATGAACACGAAATGGGCAGCTAGAATGGATGAGATTACTGTAGAGCACATTATCACTCCATTCATCCAGGAGGATGAGAATACCCAGATTGACAAATGGCTTAAGGCTAACGGCAATAAGCCTCTCGTCAGCCAGAAGGAATCTATCCAGCGTGCCGGTCTTTCCGATGATCCAGACAAGACTTTCAACGAGATTCAAGGAGAAGAGGAAGTAGAGGCCACAAGAACAGCAGCTTCTATGCCTAACTTATTCTCGGAGGAATAGATATGAGAAAGAAGAAGGAAGAAGAGAAACGGCATTTCTGCCGTGAATGTGCTCATGCTACTGACTTCCATAGTATGAGCCTTAAAGGTCAGCCTATCCTAGCCAAATGCCCATATCAAGAATGGAGCGTTCTTCTCAACTGGGATTGCTGCAAACACTTTAAAATGAAATTGTATGAAAAAGCCAAAACTGCCTAATCAGAAAAAGGCATATAAAGACCTTGGCAAGAGACTGAACGCTTATACCAGGAAAATCATTTCCATCTATGAGACTCTTGCCAAGGAGTCCGCTAAAATCGCCACCTCCACCGACTTCGATGGGGATGGCGAGTTCTCTTTTGATGATTACCCTAGAACAGAAAAGAAGGTGAACGCCTTGTTGGATTACTATTCAAACAATATGCAGGCATTGGTCTATAATGGCATATCGGACGAATGGAAGAACAGTAACACGCTGCAGGACCTACTTGCCAAAAGGGTAATCGGTACCTTTACTAGGAAGATAGCGGACGCAAAGCAGAAAGCTTACTTTGAGCACAACAACGCGGCAAAGAAGGCTTTCATAGAGAGAAAGATTAAAGGTCTCGGTCTTTCAGAAAGAATATGGAACCAGAGAGCTGATGTAAAGGAGGCTCTGGAGAAATCTCTGTCTGTCGGCATAGAGAAGGGTATGAGTGCTGTTAAACTCAGCAAGAAGGTCAGCAAGTACCTTAATGATTATCCATCTCTTGCCAAAGACTATAAGAAGAAATACGGCAAAGCCATAACCATTCAGAACTGCGAGTACAGAAGCGTGCGTCTGGCACGTAATGAGATTAACATGGCCTACCGTTCTGCCGAGCAGGAAAGATGGGCAAGGATGGACTACATTAAAGGCAAAGAGATAAAGCCGAGTGGTAGCCATCCTAAGCATGATATGTGCGATGAATTAGCTGGTATTTATCCGTTGCCATTTGATTGGAATGGCTGGCATGTAAATTGTATGTGCTATGCTATTCCTATCGTTATGAGCGAGGAAGAATATTGGAGCGTAGGTCCTAAACGAAGAGTGTCTGAGGTTCCTAAGCAGTTCAACGACTATATCAGCAGAAACGAATCAAAGATTCTTTCATCTAAGAGCATTCCTGTATTTCTCACAAACAACGAACAGTATATTACTTCTAGTATAGTCTTGAAAAGCGAAAGGGGAAAGCAATTCTTATCACTGAAAGGCGACAAGGAATATACAGATGTGGCAATGAACTCTAAAGGCGGTCTTAAGGCTACTCACGTCAAACACGAAAAGGCAGACGAGAACCAAGAGCCATGCCTGGGTAAAATGACTGGGTATGATCTGGAATATGAATTGAGAGACTTGGCTTACAATAACGGGCATAGTGTTATTTTATGTAAAGAGGGTGAAAGAATGCCTAATACTACCAGCCAATACAAATCTCTCGATATGATTTTTGATGGTGTGCGCATGGATATAAAATCTGTTTGTAGTTATACCTATAAATACAGAAATCAAATCAAGACCAAAAATAAACAGCTGAGTATTTGGAATGCTCAGCAGAATGACAATAGCAATACTGTTTGTCTTTATTTCCATGATAAGAAAATGTTCAAAGACGAAAGCGTTGTTGAGAGCTATAAAAATTTTGTTAATGTCGCTAAACAGAACAAACAGCCAATAGTTGCCAAGAATATAGTTTGCGTTATAAAAGATGGCGAAAAATTGGTAATAAAGAGATATTCTTTCTAAAAATGAAGCACTGAAACCATCCAAGGTCAAACAGGCCTCATGGGCGCCCCTGCCTGACTCAATTTGGGCTTAGGTTCCGGATGAATTTCAGTGCTTTTTATCTTTCTCCTTTACCGCTGCAAAGGTAATATTTTATTTTGGAAAATCCAAATCTTTTTCCGAATTTTAATTGGTTCAAGCCCTCGCTGGTTTATTTGATACCTTGTAAGTCTCGAAGACTAAGATTAAATCCCAGGTTTGAATTACAAGTTCTGTCTGTTGGAAATCAGAGAGTTAGATTTGAGGTAAGCGATAAACTTATCAAGCATTCTTGACGTGCGCTCTCTAATATCCGTTTCTGTAAAATCTGTCAACGTCTGTGACAGCATTCGTAATTCGTGTATCTTAGTTCCAATCCTCTCGCCTGTGGATTTGAACTCACCATTATAATACTTAATCTTGTCAGCAAATCTGTAATCGGATGCCCGAATATTAACTCTTCGCTCCAATACCGATTTGTTTCCCAACATTTCAAGAACCTCGTCACTCGACAATCCACCTTCCTTGACTTGTCTGTTCCTTGGGAAGATGTGCTCAATATCATATACCGCGTCAAGAGGAAGCAATTCCTGGTTATCGAAAGAGAAAGCCCACCACACAATCATCGACTTCGTAATCGCACGAGTGTTTGAGAAACTGAAGTTATTAAATTGCGAACGGAACAACTCCTCTTGGAATAGATAGTTCTCGAAAGTAATCTCTTTGTTCTCTATGATATTCACCATCTCATTGAATACTGGTGCTCGCAAGGCTGTTATTCCTGGGTTACTGATAGCGTATGCCCAGATAAAGCCTATCAAACGATTCAAGAACAGATAGAACTTCTCGTTGTCTAGCATATTCTCAGCATTCTTATAGTGCATGAAATATACCGATACGATATAAGTCCATAAACTGTTAGGCGCATAATTCAATATAAACAAGCGCTTTAGTACATCCACTGAAAAACGGTCTTCATTCTGAGAATATACATCTTTCCAGAAGTCGGCTAGCAAGACAAGATTCTCTAAAGTCTGCTCTCGTCGAAGTAGGACATATCCATCTTTCTCATAGAACTTTCGAAGTCCTTCTGTCATAGAACTACGATTAGTCAGCAATGCCCTCTCGTAGTACATATAGCGTGTAAACAACTCATCCAAAGGTGTTCCACGATATGGGTGGAATATTTTGGTAACGAGTTCGTCAAGCTCTTTCCATGTAGTGATAAACTCTTCCTTCTTTCCGATGGATGAGTAGAACTTATAGAGCTGTGCCTTGAAGATGTCTGAGTCAGACAATGGCTTACCTCTATCATTAAGCGTCGAAAATATCCTAAGAGCAGTATCTTGCGACTCAGCCTCTATCGGAAGTAGTACGCAGTTATTGAGTATGCGAGCTGGATATAGTGCAAAGAAAGAAGGGTATTCTTCAATGAATTTTCCTATCTTGTCTTGAAAGTATCTGAAGTTGGTCGCATACCGACTTTTTCCTTCTGATGTTCCTTTTCTGAGAATATCCATAAACTCTTCCTTGTCGTTATCAGTTGCAACCTCCGAATTTATCTTCAAGTCGTTTGGATCATACTCTCCGAACTCATTTGCTCTCCAAATGCACTTTTCTATGTCCTCTCGCATCTTGATAGAACGATTGTCTTTCATGTGCTCCAGGCGATTGTAGAAAGCTCGCAGTAAGAGAAGCAAGGTCGTAAGACGCTGCTGGCCGTCAATGATTTCAAGTTTTCCTTCGTCATTACGGAATGTTACTATAGGACCGAGAAAGTAACTCTCTGAAGAATCGAAACTGTCGCAGTTGTTATTCGGGAATGAAAAGGAAAATAAGTCTTCCCATAAGACCTTACATTCGTCTTCTCCCCAAGCATACGGACGCTGATAATCAGGAATCAAGAACGTAGCTTTTTTATCTTGAAAAAGATACTTTACGTTCTTTTGATCTACTATAAGCTTTGATGACATAGCAATTACATTCTACTTTTCATCAAACTCACCTTTCTCATCAAGATAGCGTACAGCTGCTTTCACGATAAACGAGAATCCTCTGAGTACAAAAGAACCTACCAGGCAAAGCAATGAGTCTATAACGTAGCCAAATGCCTGTACGCCACTAATACTTGAACTTTCATATCCATAACCGCCAGAAGTATTCAAGGCGTTTATCCAAGTTATAATTGAAACTATTATGGCTATAAATGAAACAACAGCTAAAATGTTCGAGATAGTTCCAAGATGGTTTCCTACCTGTGGAACAAATTTTCTATTTCCCATATGATGCGCCCGTCATGCCGGTAGCTAAGCTTTAGTTAATAATCCGTCTGTCAGATTAATAACGCATCATATGGTACTTTATTGTGTTGAACCAAAAAAAAATCAGATTATTTTTTTGAGTGCCTTTTCTCGCCCTGCATTCAGCAGACAGTACTCATTGAAGTCTTTGTAGTGCTCGACCTTACCGTAAAGCTTCGGGTGGTCCATCATCTTGTCAATCATTTCATTGGAGAACTCGTGATATCCGAACTCATGGTCTCCCTGAACGGAACCCATTCCCTGGCTTCTCGACGGCTTGTAATTATAGGTAAAGTTGATACCTCCCTCATAGGCGTATCTAGCAAGACTGTATGACAGGAACTTACCATCCTTTCTTAAGATGTACCCATATGTCTGTGTCAAGCTGATGACGCGATATCCCAACTTCTTAATATTCTCCAGGTTATCTTTCATATGCATCATGCTGATGTCCTCTGAAAAACGCACATTTCTTACATTGAACTCGCTGTGTAAATTGATGTGAAAATCGAGCTGGTCGATATCCCAATCATCCGGGTATATGAATTTTACCAATCTCTGCAGCCCTCTCTTATAGTTAATGAGAACCGCAAGAGTTGACTTTGGATCATAATTTCTCTTAATCTTAACCTTTACTTCCATAGTTATTTCTCCTTGAATTTATAGTTTGGGCAGCTTCTCTTGTTCCCCATCACAAGCAGTACCGGGAACAGCAGACCGTGCCTGCAACCATTTCCGTGCTCATCAGCAGCCTCGCAAGAGAAGCAGCCGTAATACTCGTTAATATTTAATGCTGCCATTACTCGTAATCCCTAATGTTCAACAATACCGGGAATCTCGGCACTCCAGCGTCAGAATACCCTTGATGCTGAACAGTCGCCGCCATACCTATCAACTCGTCCTTATCGGCTAAGTATTGAGCTCTGAGTGACCTTGAACCTACCGGGCGGGCACAGAACTCGTACTCTCCACACTTCAGTTTGAATATCGCGGTACCTGCATCATTGCCCTCCGCTTCCAAAACATCGACCACCTTGAACTCCGTCGTGTCGAACGATTTCAGCTTCATAAGGTCATTGCTTCTGCCCTCGGTATAGGTTCCATCTGCATTTCTGATAATGGCACCCTCGTAACCGGTGGAAACGAATATCTTGTGCCATCGCTTGATGTCCTTCTCTGAATGGGCAACGAAAGTCTGCGTAAGGTACACCGGTCCGTTTGGATCAATGGAAGCAAACTCCTCCTGCAGAACTTTCCATCTGGCAGCAAAGCTTCCTTGAATCTGTGTATCGTAGATAACCATACGTAGCTTGTCAGTCATGGCAGAACGGCACTTGACGGCAGAACATATCTGCTGGAAGGTCAATTCCTGATGGTTGTATATCTCCCCATCCAAAGGAAGCATACCGCGGTGTTTCTCTCCCCAAGCCTTAATCTGAGGAACATCGTATTCCTTACCGCCTCTCGATGTGAGGTGAATCTCTCCGTCTTCTCCTTCATGAAGGATGCAACGAACTCCATCGTACTTAGGCTGGGCGAAGCAAGGAAACTTCGTCTGTGACGGATAATATCTTGTTGCTAACATTGGTTTCATACGCTACTTAATATCTGAGGTTATTTTAATTCTCAATGGAGTACCATTCACTCTGTGCGTGACGAAAGACTCCAGGTCCGTATAGAAGCTACTGTAGCACTCTACACTAGAGCTTTCTACTTCAATGGTGATAATCTTTTTCATAGCCATTTCCCGTATCTTCTATGAATCTCATCGTAAATGTAGGCTCCGCTCGTATGTGAAGCACTGAACATTAAGATGATGTCGTTATCTACCTTAATCTGATTTGTCCTGACAACCTTATCGTTCTTGACGTGGTCGCAATAGACCGTGTTGCAGGAGTGATATAGGCGCATCGTGCGCCCATATCTGTCAGTTCCTATATTCTCTTTGTACATGGCTAGTCCTCCAAATCTACATCAAAAGCAGCCTCAATAACATCCTTGATGTCCTTTGTGAAACCGCAAATTCCGTTGTACTCCAGCCAATGATCCAGCAACTCCGTGTTAGTCATTTCGGCTACTTCACTCTCACTATACTCTGCCTCTTCTACGAGGTACTTCATCAAATCATTCTTATCCATATTACTTGATTTTATTAATGTCACAAACTAATACATTACCTACTATTACGTCTCTGATACCTGCAATATTCACAAGCATCGTGGCGTTCTCGTTCTGAGGAAGGTCGTAAACCTTGCCTTCCTCATTAACTACCATTACCTGCGACTTGCTGAGTCGGACCAACTCGATGTGTCCACCAACAAATCCTCTCAACTCCTCCAATGAGAAATCCGTTCCGTTGGATGGCTCCACATTCTTCTTGGCGCCATCCGTGAATATTACTGTTGATAACATAGGCTAATCATTCTCTTTGCATTGTTGATAGAATAAGTCTGTGTCTGACCGTCGATATAGATGTATCTCTGACCGAACATATCCTCAAAAACCTGGATGATATGCTTCTTGTATTTGAGAAGCTTTGTTTCAAAAAGACCACTCATAGCAGTTCCTCCTCCTATATTAAGCGATGGTGGTCTCGTACAACTTCTTGGTTGCCTCGAACACCTCTTCTCCCTGGAACATTCCGCAGTCTGCACTCTCGAAACCCCAGTCCTCTGCGTCTCCGTCAAATATACCATATGCTGAAACTCGGAACAATGTAGGTGCAACTGAAACTACATTGATTGCCATCTTGCCAGATGCTATTCTCATAAGCTCTGAAACCTCATTAACTGTCATTTCATCAAAGCGAGCATAAACTAAATTCTTCATAATCTTTATAATTTTAATTGGTTCAACTTATAAGGTAGGCTCTGAATAGTCAAAACTACTACCTTTTATCTATATGCAAATGTACGAAAATTTTCTGATATATGCAAATTTACCAACGATTATTTTAGTTAAAAATACCAAATTATAATACGCTGGTAATCAAATAGTTAAGGCGCCTACTCTCACGAGCAAACGCCTAGCTAACATGGTTTTAAAAAGAAATTACAAGAAACCGCCACGTCGGAGCTGTGCATCGGTAGCATTGTTAAGCCACTCCTCGCACTTCTCTATGATGCCCGTACAAGCGTCCGGCGCATCATCGTGGGCGTTATATCCTTCCTTTCTGTAGGATTTCATATCGTGGGCGAACTCCGGCCACAACTGTTCCCAATTAGAAGGGAAGACTAGTTTATTGTTTACCTCGCTGGAGCGAGTGAATATTCTAATCTGTTTGTTCTTCGATTGCGTGAACGTTACGAACTGGGTAATTCTGTTTCCGTGTTCCCTTGTTATGCGCTCGACATTGCGGGCGTAAGAGCGTCCACCATTGTTACTTTCAACGAAACACACGTCTGTCTGATTGCGCTTAACCATATTGGCTTGCGCTGGTTCCGTGTATTCCATCGGTCGCTTAGTGTATAGAACATCGGTAACATAGTAGCCGTCATCGTGTGCATCGAAGCATATAGAGCAAAGGAAGTCGAAACCGGTATCTGCCGAGTCTGTGTAGTTGCCAATCATTCTTGCATACCTTCTGTCCGGCAGCTCATCGTATGTTCTGAAGGCATGGTACATAAGACCTTCCATAGGGGTAGGGTTCTGCATGTACTGTGTCTCAAATACGAACTCGCTGGCATGCTTGATTTTATACAGCTCCTCCAGCGTATGCTTCCACGGCCACAAGGCTCGCTCCTTTCCGTCCTCGTCTGTCTGTATTACCGGGAGGGAAACAACCTTCCACTCATTCGGCTCAATCT